GTGTAGATACCTGAAGTAATTGAAGTATTAGTTCCATCAGAAGCAATTGCACCACCTGCTCCAATTATAATAGAATAAGAAACACCAGTAGTTAAATTAACAGTATCTGTAAAGAAACTACCAGCTCCTCCACCTCCACCGTAAAGAGCTCCTCCACCTCCTCCACCGGCTACACCATAGATATCAGTACTGTATATACCTGTTTCACAAGTACTACAATTAGAATAAGTTCCCATTACATAATATTGACAATGGTCATCTATTGATGCAGTATCACATATTGTATAACATGCATACTTACCAAACTCATTATCAAATTGTACATTAACTACATCACCCATATTTAATGGATTTGTTGATACAATAAACTTACTATCACCATAAGGGAAATCACACGAAGTTCCATAATAACCAAATGCTGCAGTTGCAGTAGGTGTAGGAGTTGGAGTTGCAGTTGGACTCGTAGTTGGAGTTGGAGTTGGTGTTGCAGTTGGACTCGTAGTTGGAGTAGGTGTTGGGGTACTACTCGCAGTTGGAGTTGGTGTTGCAGTTGGACTCGTAGTTGGAGTAGGTGTAGGAGCTGGTGGTGGAACAACTTCTAAACGCCAAGTTAGAGTACTATAATCAACTCCTGGAGTTCCTGCACTACTCATATTAACATCCCAATTATAATCAGTAATAGCAATACCATCACCAAAAAATGATGCTATTTCATAATCAGTATTATCTTTAAGTGTACCTTGAATGTAATAATCTTCATCAAAAATACTTGATGTAACATCAAAAGACCAACTCAAAGTAGTATATCCTAATGTATTTATATCATTTATTGTAGCAGATGTATCATGAACACTACCCGATGTTAAATTAGTTTCACTAATAATAGGAGGTATGCTGTAATTAGAACCTGATGAACTATTTAAATTATAATATAAATCTACATAATTAATATCAGCAGGTGAGTATCTTAAATCCCAAAGTACTCTTACACTAACATCTGCAGCAGTAGGTGTAGGAGTTGGACTACTTGTTGGTGTAGGAGTTGGGGTAGGTGTAGGTACAATTGGAGTAATTGTTGGTGTAGGAGTAGGTATACCTGTTTCCGTTGGTGTTGGAGTAGGTGTATTCGTTACCTCAATCTCAAAATCAAAATTACAATCCAATGCATAATAAGATGGAAACAATCGTAGTAATTCTACGGTTGCTACATCATCATGAGTTACATTAAATCCTTCTATCTTATTTATTCTATATCTTTGATTCTTAATGAACACTTGGTCATTTAACTGAATGTTCTTGTAATCATCAGCATTAAACTTAACATCTAACGTTAGTTTACTTGCTCCTTCCCAATAAATGGAATCAATATATAATTGCCAATGATTAGCAAAGTTATCAACACCATAATCAGGATTAAATGAAAATGGAATTAACTTAGCATACTCATTGTTAAAATGTAAATCTTTTGTTACCGATTCAGTTACAGGTAAATCTGAAAAGTTAGAAATAGTAGAATAAGAACCTGTCACCTCAATTGGGAAAGCACCTGGTACTCCAATATAGATAGGTGAACCATTGGGAATACTTAAAGTATTCTTATATCCAATACGTGGTTTAAACTTGTAAGATTTTTGTTTATTATTTTCAAACTTATATAAGTGAGGTAATACAAAAGTAGAACCTTCATATAAATCATAAGTTGGTAAATCATCATCATCTAAAGAAGCAGAATCAGTTTGTGAACCTAAGATAACAGGTGCAAAGAATGAACCAATAGATTTATTACCTTGTGATACAGTATTATCTGCAATTACTCTTTGAGTTCCGTATTGATAATTTGGGAATGTTTCTACTGATAATTTAGAGAATCTATCACTATCATCTGCATTCTTTAACAATATCTCTTTAGGCTGTTCTGCAACAGTATGAACTAATGCAGTTTTTTCTGCTACATTCCAAAACTCTGTCCAATCTTTTTTCTCTCCACTTGATACCCAATCATTGAAAGGTTCAATGTGAATTAAATTCTTTTGAATTGCATCAGGATATAATATCAAGTTAAATTGTTCAATCAATCCTTGAATAAAATCAATTGATTTAGTAGTTGCATCCCATTGTTGAGACATATTTACTGTAACTCCTTCTGTTGAAGATGGAGCCTTATTTACATTAAAGTAATTACTATAATTTAGAATGTTTAAGTTATTAGATGCTCCACTACCACCTGTATGTTCTATCTTAACTTGAACACCATAAGTTACACCTGCAGTATTTCCAAATTCCCAAGTTCCTTCTAAGGTTTGTAAAGGAGAACTTGATACCGTTAAATCTACTGAATTAAGAGTTTCAGTTCCACCAAAATTGTTTAACAATTGTAAGGTAACCTTTACATTAGCAGTAGCAGTTGCTGGGTTAGTAAAAGTTATTTGAGAACTAAATGAGTAATCCCCAATTATTGGAGTAGTGTATAGATAAGTTGAGGTATCGTAGTTATCACCAGGGTCTGATATCTCTGAATTGAATTGAACCAATGCAGTAGAAGCTCCACCACTTGGTGTAACACCTGCAACTAATTGGGTATCACTCTTTACTATTTGGATAGTATTAACACTTGAACCTGCAACTCCTAATCCTTCTTGTGATTTTGGTAGAACATATAATTTGTTAAAATCTTCTGTATCTAAAAACTCACTTGTATATGTAAATCCTACTTGTTCAAAGATAACATCTACCACATCTTTTAATTTGATTGCTGGTAGAAATTGTTTTGCTAACATTGGTGAGTTAGGATTATTTATTACACCATTAGCAGGATATCCATCACCTGGTCTGTAATCATTATTTAATTGAATCCTTGGTTGACCTGGAAATTGAGTTACATCATCAGTTCCATAATCAACAAGTGGATAAAATACAGACCCACTTAAAAGATTATCACTCCATGAATCTACAATAGAAGCAGAAGATATGATGTGTTCGTATTCAGACCAATCACCATCTTTTAATAATTTAGATGCCAATCTATCCTTGAATTGTATTACTGAATCAGATACTTGAACATTGTATTCTGTAAATCCATTCTTCTCACTTGTAATAACTTCTATAAGTTGTAATTGTCCTTGTAAGAGAGTTTCTCCATCTCTAATGATATATGCATCTACTGTATTGTAAAAACCTGGTATATCACTCACACCGATTTGATATGCGTGATTAAAGAACCTATTGTTTCTTTTAGTGCCGGGTAAAGTAAAAGTTTGAGAACCTATACCATAAAATTCACCTATTGATGTGTTCTCTACTGCTGACATGTTTATTCTCAATGGAATATTATCAGCAACATCTAAATCGTAGGTCTTTCCTTCAAATAAAACTCTTACTATTAATCCGTTCATTATATACTATATCTTTGGTTAGAGAACTTATATTCTATATCGTATTGGAATACTCTTTGGTTCTTAGGATTAGTTTTCCAAACATATGATGAGTTAGTTATATTAATTGGAACAAACTCAACATTTCCATTAGAGAATCCGTATTTCAATTTTGTATTGTTAATCTGTATAAACACGTTTGGTGATTCTATCAAATCCTTCACAAAGTATGCAGTATCATCAGTTAAAAATTGAGTAGAGATTACATACTTATCCATCGTCATACTTCTGTAATAATCTGTACCTCTATTCATCTGATTGTAAGTAGGAGTTGTATCAGACCATTGAATGAATGGTTTGGTAATTTCTTTTCTTTTTAAATCAGTAGTTTTTCTAACCGGTAGGTTTATACCATAATGGTCCCAAACTCCAAATGAATTTATAAATAAGAAATTAACTCTTTCGTAATTACAATCTTCTACTAAATTATATTTTGCAATCTTATCAGTATCATACTCAATTTCATATCGAACTGTATCATCCAAATCTCCTTGAGTGAATCCCATACTTAATAAGTTTTTCGGACCAGTTGGTATATAATTTAAAACTGAACCTGAATCACTTAAATCTAATACAGAAGATGTTATCAAGGTGTTACTACTATTATATAGTTTGTAGGTATATGGTGGAGCAATATCAGATGGGTCATAGATTCCCATGATTCCATAATCAGTCATAGTAACATTTCTGTTATCATCTTTTCTTTCAGAATAAAGACCTGAGTTAGGATAGTTCGTTAAAGTTGTTACAGAGGATGTAGGGTAGACATCTCCCCAATTCCATCCTACACCATTGTTTACATCTACGGTTCCTTGCCAGACACTTATAGGTGAGTTAGAACCTGTAATAGATGGGTCACCTGCTACATCGTTTCCATCATAAAGAGTTACATTTGATGTTAGTGAAGTTCCATATTCCTCACCGAAAAGAACTTCGAAATCTTTATACTCATCAGTTTTATCTAAACCAAATGAGCCACTTATAGTAAAGTAATCATATGACCATTCTAAATAATCATTCACAATACGTGCTACATCAAAGGTAGCAGTACTATTTGGATTAGGGTATTGTTTTATTCGTGTTAACAATTCACCACTCCCATTCTTTAAATCACACACATACTGATATTGTGGTTGGTTATATAAAGATGAGGTAACATTATACAATATGGGTGCATTTGCTACATTATACTTGGTGGGTTCAAAACTTATATTAATCGCCATTATACTTTTGCTCCGTTTTTCTTAAATATATCTATTATATCTTTATCTATATCTATCAACCCAGCATCTGATAATTCATCTTGTAGAGAACCCAAGGTTCTTTCTACTGCTGTTGTGATAAATGGTCTTGGTCTAAATCCTTTTTCTGCAATTGTTTTTCTTACAGGAAAAGGTAATGGACCTCCAATTACTTTTGAACGAAACTGACCAGGGTCATATAATGATTCTGGGTTTGAAGGTTGTTTAACTTTCGTTCCACTAACTCCACTATCTTGGTAGTATCCATAATCATCCATACGAATACTGAACTCACTTGTTCTTTCATCAAAGTTTACTTTAACCGAACGAGCAAGTTCACCTGTTTTCAATAAACGTTCTTGAAGAATACCATCTACTAATGCTTCTTCTAAAACTCGTGCAGTATTCTTTAAAACTTTGTTTACTTCCTCCATAGTTTCCTTAATTGGTAGAAGAGTTCTTTACCCGCAAGACCAAAGAACCCCCCTATTAAACCTAGCACCGATGTCATTAATATATCATTCAAACTTACTGTCATCAAAGAAGTGAAAATAAATCCACCTATAAACGAGATTTTATTATCCATATCCATTATGTTGGTATATTACAGTAAGATATTCCACTTGCCGTTGATTCTAAATTAATAGTTGCAACCCATCCACTTGCCTTATCTCCGAAGGCTTCTATTAGTGGAACAATGTTAGTAAAACTCATATCAAACTCATACTGAGCAGGACCATCTAAAATAAATCCATATACATCATATATACCTTGTTCAGTATTTGATAAGGATACTCTTCTATCGTGGTCTGATATCTTTGGAACATCTAATGAATATAATTCAAATGTAAGAGTTCTAACCCTACCATCTTGTCCAGAAAGACCTTGTGATGATAATGGTCTCATAAAAAGGAGAGGATATCCCCTATTTACTACTGCATCTAAATTATCAATTGAACCGAAACCGAAACCTTTGTAATATTGGTTTTGGGTTACTGCCAACTCAAATAAATTTACTATCTCTTGAAAGTTTATCATATTATTTTCTCCAACTCATTTGTTGTAATCGTTTTCTTTCGTTCATTTCTTTTTCTTTGTTAACCTCTTCTTCTAAACTTAACCAATTCAGAACTGTAATTAAATTAACATCAGTAACAGTTTTATCACCTGTTAGTCTAAGGATGCCTCCTTCTTGAGCCAAGTGATGTAAGGTTGAGAACCATCCATAGTGTTCAGCAACTGAGAGAGTTCCTTCCTCTCCTTCTTCGTCAGATTCTTGACTGACTTCTGGAAAGAGGTTTGGAAATCTTTTGAGAGTTCCATCCCTACGAACAAAAAAAAATTATATGCACCCAATCCCATTGGTAACGGAAACTCCTTAAAGAGTTCTGCTCTCCACTCTCGTTTCTCTACATCGTAATCTTCTAATTCGTAGTATTTAAACAATGATTCTGCTTTACCTAAGGCATACTTCACATTACTTTTTATCTTCCATTCTAACCCATCAAACTTATTTGATTTAATTGGTCTGTATAAGATAGCAAGTAGTTCGTGCATGGAATCAACACCATTCTGTAATCTACTTTCCATATCAATGAACTCACCCACACTCATTTTGTGTATAGGTTGGAATCCATAAGTAGTGCCTTTCCACTCAAAGATTGGTAAGAAGATAGATTGTAAATCTTCTAATCTTTTGTTGAGGTCTTTATAGATTTGGAATACTGATGTTAAGGACCAGTTCTCTACTTCACTCTCATCTATGTTAGATACAGCAGAAACAATCCTAACTATTCTTTTAGTTTGAGTTAAGTGGTCAAGGGTTCCAAACTTTTGGTAATGACCTACTGTTAGAGTTTCTGGTATTTCTATCTTTAATTCTTTACTCATAATATTATCTTATACCATATTATATTTTTTATTAAGAGTTGGTATAAACGAAAAAAACCCCCACCGAATTAACGATGAGGGAACAAAAGTTGGCACAGTTTGTATTATTTATGCAACTTTTTTAAGATTGCCTAATTTGTTTGACCATAGTTCTACCAAACCATCAGTTGGATAATGAGAACTTCTATCTCTCATACCATCAAATTGTGAGTAATCTAAAGATTGGATTGCAACATGACAATCAGGTAATTCTTCATCAAAGTTAAGTAGTATGGCTTTTATATCATTTATATCATACTCACTACTAATAGTAAGTTTTGCAGTTGGATTACCCATAACTGTTCTACTACCTTTATATTCATCAATTAAAACAACATAACCACCATCACTCTTTCGTAATGACCAGTTATTAAGTTTTGAGAATACCCCAAAGATACTTTGAGCATCAATCTCACACTCAAATCTAATAGTGGCTGAATAGTAAGGAATAGTTTTGTCATTCTCTACAACTTGTAGAATAGGACCATCTTGTATCTCTGTGCCTTTAAGAATAGATTTGAGAGATGAAATAATACTTGTTAGTTCTTTGTAAGTGTAATCTTTTTGACCTCTACGAAGTTGT